CGTGTCTTTGCTTGATGTACGACACCGCATATGGTGTCAGGAAAATGCTGAGAGTCTACGCGATTAAGAACAACATCTGCAACACTAATACGCCCAGCAAGATTATCGCTACGAGACTCGTGGTAGACATTAAGCGACAAACAAAGTCGTTCGCTTTCCTTGACGCCATCAGTTCCGCTTCGATCTGCTTCTGGTAGTTCAGTAGATTCTGGTTCGGTGATTGGTGCTTTCGGTATTTCCGTCTGCGGTTCACGTGGTATTTGTACATCTTGTTCTTGATCGTCATATGTTACCCCAAACAATAATGATACGAAAGTAAAAAACGATATGATGCAAAATAAAATTTTGTTTCTAGACATCAAAATACCCGTATTTTGTTAAGTCCTTCCCTAGAAACTCGCTCGCCAGTGTTGCTTCGATCAAAGACTGGCGTGTCATCAACAAATTCATTTTCTTCCTGTTTGACATCGTATAGTTTCATCTTAGATCTATCTATACCAATAGCGAATCTTTTTAATTTATTGGGATCATTATATCTATTTTTTAACTGTTTTACAAGCATTTTCCCTTCGGACTCTAACTCTTCGTTAGATATAAGGGCAAACATTAAGTCGGCAGTAGCGGGTAAACCAAAAGATTCTGAAGTATCTTCTAGTCCAGGATCTGAGTTACTATAACCTGTTCTTGTAGTTTGCGTTGCTGAAACTATAGGAACACCAAACTCTACTGCTAGTCCGCGTATCTCTTCAGCGATTGCTTTAATATACGAGTAAGAATTAATTGCACCGCCCATACCTTTCATACGAGAAGACGAACAAATATTCAGATAATCAATAAAGATAATCTCAGGACGAAACGACTTCTTCAATTTAAGTTCGTTCAAGAGGGCACGAAAGTGTGAAGTATGTGCTTGTCCCGTAGGATATTCTTTAACGATTAATCTACCATTAGTTTTAGCAGCAAGAGCAGCAACCTTATCAGAGAAGGATTGCTTACTAATCCTTTCTAAAGAATCGATAGTCGTATTCATAAGGTTAGCATCGATGCGTTCTGCTATGCGCTCCTCCGCCATCTCTAAGGTTATGTAAAGCACGTTGTGCCCAAGGGAAAGGCAACTAGCAGCATGGTGACACATAAACAAACTCTTACCGACTCCCGTTCCCGCGAGAGCAATGTTAAGAGTTTTGTTGGGCAAACCACCTTTCGTTATCTCATTAAAAAACTCAAGATCAAATGGTAATCGTTCTTCTTGTTCATGATAAAAGTCATAACGTTCGTCAGCGTTAAGAAAGTAATCATGCCCAACGTTTGCATCAAAGCATACTGCTAGTGCCTTTTGGAGCAAATCGGGAATAGCGTTCTTAGTCAAATTCTGATGTGTGCCATTAATGATGTTAATTGCTTCTAGAACACCATTATGAACAGCACGATCCTGACACCATTTCTCAGTAGTGTCGAGTAACCAAGTTTCGTCTTCTTCTTTAGCAGTAAAAATATCGGGCAATATATCTACCGCATGCGTTCTCATTTCTGCATTGATATTAAGTTCGTCTAACTCAATTTTAAATGCTTCGTGAGTGGGAAGTTTGTTATACTTAGAAACATATGCGACAACTTGAGAAAACAACTCACGATAAACGCCTTCGAAGTAATCTTTCTTTACGAAAGGCAAAACCTTTCGCATGTATTTCTCGTCAGTTAATAAATTTCTAAGTATAGTTTTTTCGAGTTCAATCATCTTTTGAGTCAGATTTAATTAAGGAATCATTAGCAGCAGCGTTTGTTAAGATATCTTCTAATATTTCTGCGGCATAATCTTGTAGTTCAATATTGTCTTCATCAGCACTACTATCAGGTGATGATACTACAAAAAAATCAAAATGTAAATACTCTTCCACGAATTTAAGTTTACCAAACCTAATTACTGTTTCCGGAAAAATACCTTTTAGGATTCTAACATCCCAAGACATTTCATTTTCAGAATTAGAAGGAGTTAGTTCATAATGTATACCCTCACAAACTTTTTCTAAATTCATACTTCTTGTTCCAAATCTAGTTCAGCGGGAGTCTGAAAACCAATCTGATACATCCTAGAAACAAATTCAGAGAACTGCGGGTCTTCTAAAATATCTTTCCAGAAATCACTATCCAGTTCACTGAGGCGATGCTTTTTATCTTCACGCGGTTTTTGATACCAACCGTTAGATGGTTTGATAACCCAACCACCTGCCATTGCAATGTCAAGCAGACCAGACATTTCATCAATGCCGCCATCCCAAGATACACTGATGGGAATCTTGCTTTTCTCTTTCACGTATCGAGACTTGTCAACGTTAATGATAAAATCATAACCAGTTATCTCAGTGCCTGTTTTATTCTGACGCCGACCGATAATCCAGATATTATCTGCAGAGTAGTAGATACCTGTACCACCACCAACGATGTCTTTCGGAAACAAACCAATCTCTTTGTAGGTGTGATTAACGGCGAGGAGCGGAATGTCCTTCATCGTTAAATAGGGTGTGGTCATACGAAACAAACCTTTCAGTGCCTTTGCTCGTGACATATCGGCGACAGACTTCTCATCTAGAGCATCTTCGAGTTCTTTCTTAGATGCGAGGTTTCCAATCGAATCGATGACCACAATTACTTTCTCATCCTTAGTGATATTTTCTAACTGAGAAATGAGATCAAACTTCAGTTCTTCGACATTTGTAATAGGAACATGCAACACTCTGTCGAGAGGAATGTCGAACGTTTCGAAATAAGATTGTGGCGAACCAAACTCAGAATCATAGAACATCATGATCGCCTCTGGGTCTGCCTTCAAGTAGGCAGAAGCAATCTTCAGAGCAAACGAAGTTTTGAAATGCTTAGATGGTCCAGCAAGAACAGTGAGACCTGATACAACACCACCGTTAAGATCACCGCTGAGAGCAACATTAAGCATCGGAACATCGGTGGGTATTGGTTTTTTAGTGGCAAAAAATTCAGACTTAGACAATACTTCGGTATGCTTAAGCTTACTGTTCTTCTGTAGTTTAGACATTAATGACATATATTAATCCTTAAGATTTTTATAGTTGATACATTCATCTAGTAGTGTTAATTTTTCAGTTGCTCCAACAAATGCTTTGATATCTCTATTATCATACTCGCCTTTAAACGACTTAGCTTTCTTATAACTGATAGTATTATCATTAGCAAGTTGTTTAATAAATGAAGGTAAAGAATCAATTGCCTTTGCTTCTAAATTATCTTCTACAGAATTCCTAATAATATTATAATTCACTAATTCATAATCAGAAATATAATCATAAAGTTGATTAAAGAATGTTTGTTTAACTGCTTTATATGCACAAATAGATAGTTTTATAATAGAAGCATCTAAAGGAGAAACGCCTTTCATTCTTTTCAAGAACATGTTAGAATTGCTGTTCATAATTCCAATGTGCGCTTGATAAACTCCTTCTGCTGCTCCAACGATTAAAGTATCTTGATTTAATACCTCATCAATATTTTCAGAATCACAAAGGTCTGGAGCATATGCGAATCTAGAATTTAATGTTTTTTCATGAATAGCATTCATAATTCTAGACATAGTTTCAGGAGTCACAACTGTTTTTAATAGTATTCCGCCCACTGTTTTCGATTCAATTTTTTTAAGAGCGTCAATAAGAACAGCATCGTCTTGCGTATCATTAACGTTTAAATTAAATTCGGCGCAAACGATTGATAGTTGTGGTTCTGATTGAGTCAACCTATCAATATCATCATAGACATCAACAATGTTAAGAGGATGGTTAAAAATTGCTCTCTGAGCTTTAACCATGGCAGAATCTTCTCTACCAAAAATTGCTATTTTTAATTTACCCGAATTAGGTCTTTTTTCTTCTTCTTTAGATTCAGAAGAAGGTTCATTTTCTGGTGGAACGATTTCAACATCCATTTGGATGTCATTTTCTTCATCAATTATTTCAATCGTTGAATTTCCTTCATCATTTATACCGCGTGTTTTTGAAACCATATGTGTTAACTCCTGTATATAAATTCAATTGCACTATTTGCTTCTAGTTCCCAAGGTCTGTTTTCATACCAGTTACCTGTTTCCGCATCTAGTTGTTTGCATAGCATTGCTATTTCTTTTGGTGTGATTGGATAATTTGCCTTAACTGCGTTTCCCGCTAGAGCAACCATAATCTGATACATTTTGTGATACCAACCAGTACCATTGATTGCCATATATTCCTGTGCTAATTTCTTAGGGAAGAACGGACAATCTCTATATGATGACCAGGTTATATCTGTGTTCTCTGCTTGTTGTTTCCTATACTCTATCAGTTGTTCTCTCATAGCGACAGGCAGTTTATCTAGAAATGAATTATTAGAAGTTCTCTGAAACTGCCAGGAGTCCATCATTTTTATGGGGTCGATTGTTTCGCCTTCGTTAGTAAAAAAAAAATTATACGCGTTTGGATATATCGCTGGAACATAATACATTCTAGATAAATCTTTAGTTTGCTTGTCGCCTATCTCACCTGTTTCTTTGTTAATAGCAAACCAAAAATGCTGTATATCATGACCAAGAATTTTTTCTGTTAAAGGAAACACGATTCTAAACTTAGGACGCTCTTCAGTGCTACTTGCAGTTGAATAGCAAACATATCTATACTTACCACAATATTTATCAACTGTATTTTTTACTGTGTCATCAACACGTAAATCGTCAACATCAAGAGCACACCAAGCGCCCCAACACATAACGTTCCTATTACTACGCGTACTGTTTTCGATATACACAGCAGGACTAATAAGAGGAGAAGAATTAATTCCACCTTTATTACCACCTTTTTCTGAAAGCGATTCTAATAGAGAAACAAAAGAGGACCAGGATTTTAATTCTTGTCTTCTGTGCGTTTTATTATCAAAAGCGTTTTTAAAAATAGTTAAATTAAACATTACTTAAAAAATGCGGATAAGGATGCTCTTTCTTCTGGTTCCCAACCTATTGCTGAAAGTATAGGACGAAGAGGTTCCAGAAATGATTTATCATACATAGTATTATAATCTATTTTTTCATGTAAAGCAAATTCTCTGGGAAGAACAGAAGAAAATGCAATAACATTTTCCCTAATATTGTTTGGAATTTTTAGATACAAATATTTTACCTTTTCTCCATCTTTTATTAGTTCATATTTCCTTTCTAATTTATTTTGTTTAACATGGTGATTATACAACAGAGAACCACGAACATGAATTGGCGTTCCTTTAGAGTAGATTAACTTACGATCGCTCCATTTAGTTATGTCTTTTGCGCCACGAGGAAACGCTACATCTTCAGGATCTAACTTTTTGAAATCAGATTTAAATTCCTTAATATATCTTTGCGTTTCAAGTTCAGTACTGTTCAGGATGACAGAAAAAATTTCTTTGAACTTATCTCTTACAACTTGAGGAGTTGATGACTTAACTGCCTCAATCCCCATGATTTTAAGTTTAGGTTTGTCATAACGCACACCTTCGTTATCGTGAACCTGCAAGATATATCGTTTCTTTGCTGTCCATATGCCACGATCCGCGATCGCTTCACGTTTCATCATCATTCGATTTTCATACGAATTAGTTTCTTCTGATAAAACATCATACGCCTGTGCAATCTTTTTCTCAAAATGCTCGCAAACTTTGTCCAGATAATTAACAGGGTTCTTAGGACTGTGAGCAGTAACCAGAGAAGACATATCAATGTAAACAGAGTCAGTATCGATAGCAACAACATAATCTTTATCTGTTCCTAGGATTTTTTGCATCTCGTTATTAACTGCCTTTTCAGCGCATTTGATAGCACGTTGTCCAGAAGTGGTTACACCTTCTGCAATTTTCAGATCAAAGTATCGAAACCACCTGTTAGCAAGTGCGCCATAAAGTGAGTTCATTAAAATTTTAACCGCCATCTGCTGATTATCGTAAATCGTAATTTCGTTTCCTAGTTTCCTAGTCGGCGCTTCCTGATACTTTCTTTTTGCTTCAAGCATTTTATCTTTCGCTTCTACTCTGTCTGCGTAGAACTGTTTGATAACTTCAGGAATAATGCCTTCTACTTCTTTTCGATACTTAGTATTATTTGCTGCTACTGCAAAGTCTCCCTCTTCTTCATACGTCAAAGTTTCTGGAGACATATTATATTGTACAATGATATTAGGATATAGAGAGTTCAAATCAAAAGAACATATCCAATCGTGCATGCCAACGACAGGT